AAACCCCAAGCGCGCGACTGTTCCGCGCGGAGCACCCGCTCATTCTGTGGACCGGCGATTTCGCCACCCCCACCGGTCTCACGGTGGCCACAGATCTTGACGGTGACGGCATTTACGAAACGGTCTGGGCCACCACGGATTTCTCGGTGGAGCCGCTTCGCCGGCTAAACGGTCGCCCGTTCGACCGAATCATTGCGGTCGGCGACAAGGAATTCCCGTGCGCATACGCACGCCCCACCGTCCAGGTAACCGCGCGGTGGGGGTGGCCGGCAGTTCCCGAAGCTGTCGAGCAGGCGTGCCAGATTCTGGCCATTGACCATTTCAAGAGCAAAGACCTCACCGGTGGTGTGGCCGGGTTCTCAGACCTCGGCCCGGTTCGCGTTGCCGCATTCAATCCGCAGGCACGCGCCCTATTAATGCCGTACAAACTGCCCTAGGAGAACCGTGCCCATTCTCGGCGATACGCGGGAGACCCTCGCCAATCACCTTTCCCAGGTCGTAGGTATCCCGTTCAAGCCGAATGAGCCGGACACCATCTCCCCTCCCATCGGGTTTATTCGCCCGGCTTCCCCGTTCGCCGACTACCGCCGCGCCGCGGGTCGCTCAACGCTCGCGCTCTACCGGTTCGAGATCCTGGTGCTGGTCGCCCGCATTGCGGACACCACCGCACACGACAGGCTCAATGAGCTGGCCTCTGCGGACGGCCCACTCATTACGGGTATTAACAGCGCCCGAATGTTCCGGGGTCCATGCGTAGCGACTGAAGGTACGAATTTCGGGCCGGCCACTGTGGGTGGCGCCACTTACCTCGGTGTGCTGGTGCAGGCGGAAGTCCTCAACTAAGAAGGAATTCGTCTTATGGCTAATAAGCCAATGGCTTGGGAAGTTGTCAGCCTGACCGAATACCCGGGCGCTGACGGCACACCTAAGTTCCCAGAACCCGGTGATGTCATCACCGAGGCCGCAAAGGGGTGGCCACCCAAGTGGGTCGTGGACGCCGGATTGGTCAAACCGGCAACTTCCGAGGAGGAGAGTAACTAATGCCGCACGCAATTGCCGGTCGTGACGCCACGATCCTGGTGAACCAGATCGACGCCAGCGAGTTTCTCAACGAGTTCGAAATCGAGCGGTCCGCCGATGACATCGAGGTAACTCGATTCGGTGCAATCGACAAGGAATTCCTGAGCGGCCCGCACGAGAACACGGTCACGCTGTCCGGCCACTGGTCCGGCGACGACGGGTCGCTCGATGCCGTGCTCGAAGACACCTTCGGCGCCCCTGGCGACCAGGTGGTGACGATCTGCCCGCGCGGTGCCATTGCGGGTGAGCCCTGCTACCTGACGCCAATGGTTCAGACCTCTGAGGATCTGGACGTGGCGGCGGATGACCTGGCCGAGGACGAGTGGGAGTTCCGCGCCAGCTCTGTGCGCCGCGGCGTGGTGCTCATTGGCTCGGACATTCAGATCTCCGGGGCAACCACCACGGGCGACGCGAACGTGAGCTTGGCGTCCACCGCTAAGGGTGCGTCTGTGCACGTGCACCTGATCGACGTCGACGGCGCCCCTACGGGAGTTGTCGTGACGATCGAGGGCTCGGCGGACGGGTCCAGCTGGGCCGCCATTGCGGGGCTCACGTTCGCCCCGCTGACGGCTGTCGGGTTCGCCCGCGCGGTCACCAGCCCGGTGGCCGTCATTCCCGCGCAGATCCGCGCAAAGGTGGTGCTGACCGCCGGTACCACGCCAACGGCGCAGATCGCCGTGTGCGTGTCCAGGCACAAGCGCTGACATGTCCAAGGGCACGGTGCGCATCAATCTCGACACCAAGGATGTGCACCGTGCCGTGGACGCCGCCATCGCGGCGTGCGAACCACCCGCGGTAACGGACGCCCTGGTGGCCGCCATGACGGTCATTCAGAAGGGCGCGCAGGACCGCGCGCCGCACAAGACTGGGGCACTGGCTCGCTCGATCGAGCTGCAAGTTACCGGCCCCACCAGCGTGAGCGTCGGCACCGATTCCCCGTACTCGTTCGTGCAGGAGTTCGGCGCCACCATTCGCGCGCACAAACAGAAGCTCGAGTTCAACGGCAAGAGCGGCGTGGTGTTCGTGCGCAAGGTAACCATTCGCGCGCAGCCCTACTTCTTGCCTGCATTCACCCAAGACTCTCCGGCCGCCGAGACGGCGTTCGGTGATGAATTCGACCGCAATTTCACCAAGTAATTTTCCCCGAGGAGTATCCCCGTTGAACAACGAAAGAAAGTTCCTGCACCGTGCCAGCGAGCTGGACGCCGTCAAGCTCAGCTTTGAAGACGTCTACGTTCCCGAGTGGGACGTCTGGGTGCGCATCTCAGAGCTGACCGGTGAAGAGCTGGACAACTGGCGGCAGGGAATGCTGCGCCCCAACCGGCGCGACCGCAACAACATGGAGCTTGACCCGCGCAAGCTGAAGGGTCAGACGGCGCGGCTGGTGTGTCTCTCCGCGCGAGACCCCGAGGACGGCCAGCGCATTTTCGCTGACATGGATGCACCCATGCTGCTCCGCAAGGGTGCTGGCGCTGTCGAGCGCCTCGCCACCGTTGCCCGCCGCCTGTCTCGACTCGTCAATGATGAGGATGAGTTCGAGGAGCTGGGAAACGACTCAGGGCCGAGCCATGGCGTCTCTTCGAATTCAGACTCGCCGGACACCTCGGCCGTACTCTCGCTGAGCTAAGACGGTCCATCTCCGCATCCGAGATGTTCGAGTGGTTGCTCTATGAGCGCACCACTGGACCGCTCGGCCCGCAACGCGCGGATTTCCACGCCGCCCAGGTTGCACTAATGATCGCGAGCGCCAACAAGAAAAAGGGTGGCAAGCGGTTGAAGCTGGGCGACTTCCTGTTGAAGTTCGGACAAACGGAGAGGGGGCGTACGTCTGATGGCGACGAGGACATCGAAACTCAGAGTTGACGGCGACGCCAACCTCTCCGCAATTCTCAAGGATCTGGCCGCGCTGGAGAAACTGGTCTCGTCCATCGAGAATCGTGTCAGCGTCACCATTGACGGAAACGCCAAGGGTGCGGTCACCGCGGCAAACGACGCGAACGCCGCTATCAAGTCGGTACCCAATCTTACGAACGCCAAGATTGATGCCGATATCGCGGTGGCCCAGGCCAACATAGCGAAGCTGACGCTGAACCTTGAGGAATTGCAGGGTAAGCCGCACACTGCCAAGGTCGACGCCGATATCGCCGTGGCGCAAGCGCGATTGACGGCGCTTGGTGTGCAATTGTCGACGCTGATTGACAAGAAGAACACCATTACGGTGGACGTGGACACGGCGAAGGCGGGTCCGGCATTGGCCGGCCTGACTTCGTCGCTGTCCAAGCTCGGCAAGGATGCGTCCACATCATTCGGCGGAATGGCCGCTGACCTCGGCAAGTTTGTCGGCGCAATCAACAACGCGGGTACGGTGGCAATCGGCCTGGGTGCCGCTATCCAGGGTGCCGGCACGGCCGTGCAATTCATGGGGTCGGCACTGTCTCAGCTGTCCGGGCTTGCCGGTCTGGCGGCCGGTGCGCTGGTCGGCATCGGCGTCGTGGCGCTAACCCTGAAGGTCGGCATGGATGGTGTCGGCGCCGCGGCGAAAGCGGCGCTGACCGAGGACGACCCCAAGAAGTACGCCAAGGCAATTGCAAAGCTGCCCCCCGAGGCGGCCAAGCTCGCCGACGCGCTGCGCAAGATCAAACCCGTCTGGGAGGAAATTCAGGCGTCAGTGCAGAAGGCACTGTTCGCTGGCGTTGCCGCCGAAATCGGAACGCTATCCAAGACCTATCTACCGGTGCTCAAGCAGCAAATGGCGGGCGTGGCCACGTCGATTAACGGCGTGGTCAAGGAGTTCTTTGCGTTCGCCGCACAGAAGCAGACTGTGGGCGACGTCGGTACAGCGTTCGTCAATGTGCGAACAATTATCGACAACCTCAAGGGTGCTGTTCAACCGCTGTTGCAGATCTTCCGCGACGTCGGCACCGTTGGCCTCCAGGTGCTGACGGGAATGACCGGCGGTGCCGGTGCCGCCACGACGAAATGGGCGGCGTTCATTGCCGAAGCCCGGAAGACGGGCGACCTGGCAAAGTGGATCGGTAGCGCGGTTCAGGGTGTCAAGGATCTCGGCGCGATCGTTGGCAACATCGGGAGTTCCCTGGGGTCCCTGTTCAGCGGGCTTGGTGGTGGCGCTGGCGCGTCACTGGCCAGCGTGCGAGCGCTCACCGACCAGATGGCTAAGTTCATGGCGTCGGCGGAGGTGCAGGGCGCGCTCAAGACGCTCGGCGATTTCTTGCGGAACACCTTAAAGACAGCCATTGATATCGCCAAGACCGCGTGGGAGCAGTTCTATCCCGCGTTCTTGAAGGCGAAGCCATTCATTGAACAGGTATCGAACGCGATCAGCACCCAGCTTAAAAGCGCGATCGAGACCCTTGGTCCAATCCTTCAAAGGGTGGGCGGGTTCCTGTCGGACTGGGCACCCGTTCTGGCCCCGCTAATCGGCAACATCCTGGCGTTTGGCGCGGCATTCAAGGTGCTGTCTTTCGCGCTGTCGCCGATTACCGGAATCCTGAAGGGTGTAAAGGGTAGCTTCGACCTGCTGAAGAACATCGGGGCCGGGGCGTTCAAGCTGGGTGAGTTCTTGGCCGACTCGGCAAAGCTCGTTGCCGGGTGGGTAACGACGGCGGCGAGGGCCACCATTGAGGCCACCAAGACGGGAGCCGCCTGGGCGCTGTCCGCTGGTTCCAAGGCGGCTTCGGCGGTAGCGGAGACCGTGGCGGCCGGTGCGAGGATCGCGCTGGAATGGGCGGCCATGGCGGCGAAAGCCACCCTGAGCGCCCTCAAGACGGCTGGCGCGTGGGTGCTCACCACGGGTGCCGCGGCGGCTGCCGCTATCGCCACCATGATCTCCACAGCGGCCACCTTTGTGGCGCAGTGGGTTGTGATGGGTGTGCAGTCGCTTCTGCAAGCCGCCCGGGTCGCCGCAGCGTGGTTGATCGCAATGGGACCAATCGGCTGGATCATCGCCGCTGTTGTCGCACTCGCAGCGCTGATCATTGCTAATTGGGACACCATCAAGCAATGGACCGTGACGGCCTGGAATGCGGTGTCCGGCGCGGTCGTTGCCGCGTGGAATGCGGTCGTCGCGGCGGTTCAAACAGGCTGGGCCGCCGTCTGGGGATTCATCTCGGGGATCGGCTCGACCATTGCGAGCTGGGCGACGACGGCTTGGAACTTCATTGCCACCGCGGCAACCACCGCGTGGACCGCCGTTTCGACCGCGGTTACCAATGGTTGGAATGCGGTCTGGGGATTCATTTCTGGGCTCGGCGCCACGATCGCCGGTTGGGCAACAGCGGCGTGGAACTTCATTGTCACGGCCGCGCAGAACGCTTGGACCGCCGTTAGTACAGCGGTCACGACCGGTTGGAATACGGTCTGGGCGTTCCTTACCGGGCTACCCGCGCAAATGCTCCAAATGGGTAAAGACCTCATTATGGGGTTGATCAACGGCGTGACGGGTGCGGCAAGCGCGCTCTGGGACAAGATCACCGGAATCGGCAAAGGCATTCTCGATAAGGCCAAGAGCGTTCTCGGGATCGGGTCACCGTCCACCGAATTTGCGGGCATCGGTACCGACACCGTGGCCGGCTGGCAGAACGGCATCACGGGCGCGGCCCCGGCCCTGGTGGGTGAGGTGCAGACCACCGCCAACTCGCTGACCGCGGTGGGTACGGCGTCCGCCGTGGCGTCCCCCCAGGTGATCGCCCTCGGTACGGCACTCGCAGGGGTGTCCACGGCGGCCACCACCAGCGCCCCGCCGCTCGCCACGCTCAACACCGCCCTCGCCACGCTCTCGGCCAACCTGGGCACACTGGGGCCGCAAGTGGTGGTGCTGACCAACCTGAGCGCGGCACTGGCGGCGGTCAACCCCAACCTGGTCGCGTTCTCGGGTGCACTCGGCACGCTGAACCCGCAGCTGCTCCCGTTCACCACCAGCATTACCAACCTGGGTGCGGCGCTCACCGCGCTCAACCCGCTGATGACCACCTTCTCCACCACCTTGGCCGTACTGAACCCGGTGCTCACCGCGTGGGGTACCAACCTCGGCACGCTCAACCCGCTGCTGACCCCATTCACGTTGGCCATGGTGGCGCTCGGCACGGCACTTACCACGCTGAACCCGCTATTGGTTACCTTCACCGCGCAGATCGTGGCGCTGGCCCCCGCCATGGCTATCTGGGCCGCCGGCCTAGTGACGCTAAATACAAACCTGCCGGTATTCGTCACTAACCTCACCGCGCTTGGAACCGCGCTTACCACATTCAACCCGCTGGTTAAGCCATTCACTGATGCGCTTCTGGTGCTCAACCCGGCGCTGGTCATTTGGGGTACGACGCTCACCACGCTGAACCCGGCGCTGGTCATTTTCAACACCACTCTGACCGCATTGGGTACGGCGCTGACTACGGTGAACCCGGCGCTGGCCACATTCAATACCACGCTGACCACGCTTAACCCGCTACTGGTCGCGTGGGGTACGGCACTAACCACGCTCAACCCGCTACTCGTCACCTTCACAACGCAAATGACCACGCTAGGAACGTCGCTTACCACCACGAACCCACAGCTGGTCGCCCTGGGTACCAACCTCACCGCCCTGGGTGTGGCGATTACGGCGCTAGGTACAACCCTTGACGGAATCATTCCCAAGCTCGACGCATTCCTGGCCAAGGTTAATGAAGTGTTCCCCGCGGCGCAGGCAGCCATCGAAGCGGCTATGGCTGCCATGGTGGCGGCGGTACAAAATGGTGTCCAGCAAATGTACGACGGGTGGCTTGCCGGAATGCAAGCCATGCTCGATACCACGCTAGAAGCGTTTCAGGCAATGCTCGACGTGATCGCGCAAGTGGTCGACATCCTGATTCAATACGTCGACATTTTCCAGCAGATCGGCTACGCGTTCGGTCTGGCCCTGGCGTCGGGAATGCAACAGGCGGCCCCCGCGGTTCAGGCCGCCGGCCAGCAGCTCGGCCAGGCCGCCGTGCAGGGTGTCCAGCAGGGCATGGCAATCATGTCGCCAAGTCACCACGCGGTTGCGGCCGGTGTGAACTTCGGCAACGCGCTGGCAATGGGTATGGATTCCACCCAATCCGCCGTGGCCGCTTCCGCCGCCGCACTGGGTGGTGTGGCGAACAGCAGCCTCGCCGCGGCCATGAGCACCCCCGGGGTACCGACTAGTGCCATGACCGGCGCTAGCGCCTCGTTTACCGCCGATGGCGCACCGCAGACCGGCGCGCCCGATCCGGTTACCAACGTGTATGTCACCGCGAAGATCGACAGCACGGAGCTGACGCCTGTGATTGATAAGCGCATCGTGCGGGGCTATAAGGACCAGCGCCGCGCTATCGAAGCCCAGCGGGACTACTAATGCCCATCATCGTTACTCGTCCGGACGGCACCCTCCAGGAAGGTCTGTGGGCCAAGGTCGGCCCACCCGGAATCACCATGCACGGGTGCCTAAATGACGATTCGGACCTCACCTATATTGAGGTCAACCAGCGGGTGCAGACCGACGCCGAGATTGCCAAGCTCACCATTCAGGACTTCGACGTCCCGGACGGTGCGAAAATCTTCGCGGTTCGCAGCCGCATTAGGGTGCAGAAGATCCAGGCAACCCCGGAAGACCCGGACCCGCCAACACCTCACCCGCACTGCGGTTTCCACATGCACGGGTTTATCGGGCTGCTAATCGAATTCATCTTCCGCATCCTGTTCGGCTTCAGGTGTCCCCGCAAACCACCGAAGCCTAATCCCACCGATCCGCCGGACCCGCCCGAGTGGACGACCGTCGAGCTCTCCTATTACCTGGAGCAACCCGGCGGCGGCGAGTGGACCGAGCAGTCGTTCAACGACTTCTTTGTCAGCATGGGGCGCACCGACGACGACGACGTAGTGCTTCGCGTTTCCGAGATCCTTGTTGACCTCGATTACAACGAGCGCCCCTCGGTTACGGTCAATGGTCCGGTGGGGCCACTGGTCGACATCACCCTGCCCACCATTCAATGGCTGTACGAAGACCCGGAGTCCGACAAGCAACAGGCGTTCCGGGTGCGGGCCTTCACCGAGGACGTGTATACCGCACCCTCGTTTGACCCGGAAACGTCGATCGCGTTCGACGAAACCGCCCAGTCGCCCATTGCTGACGGGGACGGCTGGATCAAGGGTGAGGACGTCTTCTGGGGTGTGAACCGCGACTTCCCCAACGGCACATACAGGGCTTACGTCCAGGTCGAGCAGGTGTGGTCAGGCATCGGCCGGCACTTCTCGGAGTGGAGCTACTGGGAGTGGGTGCAGGACGTTCCCGGCCCGCCGGAGCCGCTGCTAACGGCCACCTATGAGGCCGACCTTAATCGGGTTCGACTGGATCTGCACGAGGGTGGCCCTTCGCCGGCGACA